TTTGTTTAGCAAGAGCCGAACGGAATGATGGGTTAATTGCGATACCAGTAACATCAGCATCAACACCAGTCAATAACTCTACAGCACTTTCAATAGCGCCATTGGCGTCTGCAATCCCTTTTGGAGCTGATACCTTTTGAGTAACTTTAGAGTCAAAGTTGTTTGTTCCGATAACAGTAGATGCAGTTCCTTGCCGTGGGTTTACGCCGTGAAATGCCATTAAGTCAATACCACGAGCAACTTTTTTAGCAAATCCATCGTTAAACGCTTGTAAGATGTTAATTTTTTCTTCATCAGATGCATACATAAATTCGTCTGAAATACGTGCACCGTATTCAACTTTGATTGGTACCATTGTTTGTGGTGCAAGAGACACTCCACCATGCGTTTTTTTGCCGCTTTCAGCAATTACATCAATTTCTGAATCCATAGTGAATGTGAATACTTTTTCACCATTAAATGGGATAGGTTTTTGAGCTGATAAGCGTGCAATTGAGCTTTTTCCAGTCACTTTGTTGATAAGGTCTGTAACCAATGTTGGTTCAAATAATGTTCCTTTGTTTAATACCATTTTTTATTCTCCTTCTATTTGTAGTCCTTCGACTAATTTACGATAAGCTCCATCTTTTCCGTCACCCAAATTTGGTTCAACATCTTTAAGTGGGGCAGGTGGAGTTTGTGGTTTAATGAATCCGCTGAAACGTTCAGCATCAGCTTTAAGTGATTCTTCATCATCGCCTGAAAGTCGATCAGCCAAATCTAATGGCAAACCAGCTTTAATAGCAATAGATTGTTTGAGTTGAGTTGTTTTGTAACTACTGATTTGTTTTTCATAATCAGCTTTTTCTTGTTCCCAAGATTTTGCTTCTTCAATAGTTGCTTGATATGCAGTGTTATCTGCTTCAAGTGCAGCAATTTTAGTTTTGAGTTCATCATAATCAGCAAAATTAGCTTCAATTGTTTCTTTTTGACGTGCCAATCTTGTTTCAATGATTTGGTTTAACTCTTCTTGCGTTTTTGGTAAATTGTTTTCTGACATAGTCAAATCCTTTCTCCTGCTTGCCCGGCAGTTCGGTAATTTTTGGTACAAAAAAACGACTTAAAAAGTCGTCTAATACCGTATTTGTTGTTTTTTCTTCGGCTTGTTATTGCTACAAGCCCAATGCGCCAACAACGCACTGTCCATTAAACTGATATCCATATCATCAAATTGTGATTTATATCCAAATCCACCACTAGTACCGATATTTCTCTTGTCACAGTTAGTGACCACAGTAGCAAGCGAAGGTTGTCCAGAATGGCAAAAGCTTTTTTGAAAAATCCCTTGTTCCCATAGGGAATTAGCATTGATAATTTCTTTTACAGTTGGTAGTATCGGTTCTTTCAATTTGAAATCTTTCATTTCACTCGTTAAGATACTTTGACCACTTTGACCATCAATAACAACTTTTTCAACGTCCGCTTTCTTTAAGAAATTGATAATCCATTGGTTGCCATTCCTTATGGACTGACAATCAATTGTTTCAACAAATACCTTTCCTGATAGTGTTTTAACCGCAATACTCATTGCAACATTTGCACCATCATTCCCATACTTAATACCAACAAAGAGCTTCCCTTTGATAACTGGCAAACGATTAACCTTGAGCGCATTCCATTCTTGCTCTGAAATGACTGACTTTTGGTTGTATTTTGGCCAATAACCAAGACGCTGAACATTATGGTCCAACTTATCTTCACCAAGTTCGGCTTCTATTTTACGTTCGTTTAAGTGATAGCCCATAGATGGATTAGAATTGTACCAGGCTTCGACATCATGAATGTCCTTGACATCTTCAACCGACCACTCCGCCCAACCTGAATACTTTGCTTTCCCAGCTAAGGTGTTATCTCGATAATTTGTAAAAACAGTCCCACTTGATACTGGTGTTGGAGGTGTTCCACACATTATAGTCATTGGATTATCACTGTCAGTAACAGTATATTTCAATGCTGATTCTTGCTCAGTAGTATATTCCTGAGCTTCATCAATTACTAAAATGTCAAATCCTTCTCCAAGACCACCACTTGATGTTCTTGTTCTGAACTGAATTACTCCACCAGACTCAATTAATTCCAATCTTTCTTGCCCTTTAGCTTTGATAGATTTGAAATCTTCTCCTTCAACATAACCACTATCTTCAAGATATTTTTTTAATTTCTCATAAGATGAGTGGGACGTACTAATTCGGTGTGCTGTATGAAGAATGCTTAAGCCTTGTTCAAGTGACCATAATTCAAGGATATATACAATTTCTGTTTTACCATTCCGCCGAGGGATTGAATATCCAAACTTTTGGTGTGTCCATAAACCATCTTCATCAATGGCCATAACCTCTTTCAAAAGGTTCTTTTGCCATGGATAACACTCATGTTTTGATTTTTCGTAAATCTCAATAGCTTCTTGATATTTTGTTTCAGTAAATGGAAGTATTACCGATTGAGTAGGATACTGATTGCCAAATCTTTTTTCAGCAGTCATGTTACTCCTCCTTCAATCTAAATGCATGATAACCCTATCGCTGGGAGCTGTCTAATCTCTCATTGTTTCAAGTATTTGCTGCTTGGCAATTTCTATAAGCCCTAGAGTTTCAAGGGAATTATTTTGCGTATTGAATGTTTCCAAATCTCCATTTGGGAAGCGACCAGTTACTAAGATACAATCTGCTTCAATAAAAAACTCAGATACTGACTTCAAAAAATCTTCGTTAGAAATACCACGTTCCACTTTCCGCTTCTGTTCTTCAAATTTTTTTATTTCAGCCACTACGTACCTCTTTTCTTCAAGTTCAAATTCTTACGTTCAGCAATCTTTGCTTCTTTATCTGGGTCAACCCAGTTTTTAGACCAAACATCCTGACGTAGTTTATGAATACCTCTAGGATCGTATTCTACTGTGCAACGGCAACGCTCATGACGATGATACACGTCACTTGGAACATTAGGATAATCGTATGAACCCGCCAAATTTCTGCACCAATCGCATGCTTTACCTACTAACTTTCGTACAATTTTTGGTTTTAAACCTGCTTTTGCTTGAAAATCAATATTTTTCTCAATCGTATCATCAACAACACTCTGGCTAAATGTTACTATTGGCTCTTTCAAAAGCCAAAGTATTTTTTCAAAATCATCTTCACTAGAAATACGGTTAACAATGCCATCAATTCTATCTTGATTGAGTTCTGGTACTTGTGATTTTAATTTAAATCCAGCTAATTGATTAAGTTCACTTTGAACATCCGTTGAATAGCCTGAAATTAAATCAAAATTTTTCTTCAATATGGAATTGAATAATCTATCTGCAATGTTGAAATACATTTTTCCGTCAGGTAAAACATCTACTGTTACATGAGTTCCCAAAACATCAGATAAAATTTGACCAACTTCGACACCAAATTCATTTGCTTGAATATAAGTTGCTTTTTTAGTTTTCAACAATTCTATTGATTGCTTCAACTTTTTACTATTTGCTGCTCTTTCATCAAAATCTTGATTTATTTTTTCTAAAAGAGGTGGTAAAATGTCTTCCATTATTCAGCTCCTTTAATTCCAGTTAAATCACGAATAGTATCTTTATTGATGAATTCGGGAATTGCTTGATTGAGTTTAATAGCACCATCTCCAATTAAACTTAACATGCTTGCATCAGCTTCAAACAATGGTTCCCATTTCGGTTTTGTTTTTCTGAATTGTTCTCGCAAATATGGAGCATCATCACGCAAACATGCTGCAAGATAAGCTACATTTAGTAATCCTGCTCCCAAACTTCGTTGAGCCTTTCTACCAGCCAATCGTAAGTTTTCATGACTTGCCTTAATTGCTTCAACCGATGATGGATTATCAGAAACGAATCCTAAATCATCAAGAGTTAATCCAGTTTCACCAGCAAAACCAGCCGCTGCAGTTCTGAGTTGTTCAGTAAATGGCGACATGCTTGGTTGAGTAAATTGTCCAAGAGTTGGTTTATCGCCATCCTCGTCTTTTGTAAATTGCAACATGCTTGAAACTGTGGCTTTCCAAGTTTCCATTGGCTCCGCATCATCACTCAATCCAGTTACATATTTTTGAGGGAAAGAATAAAACTCAGCAGTTACATCAGCTCTTTCAAGGGTTCGTTTTGCATTGCTTTGCCAATACATTCCTGAACGTGTGATACGAGAACGCCCAAATGGACGAACTGCATCAGGACGGTGAATGATAGGCACTAACAGTGGATGACCTGTTGGATTAGCAATCGAAATATTATTACGTGAATCACGATAATAATAATCTGTTCTATCAGGCAAGAAATGAGCTTCAAGAACAACATTATTGTTTTCATCTCGTTCTAAAACTGCATATCCCTCTGTTAGTAATCCAGTAATTGGGTCAATAATTCCTGTTGCATTGACCGCTTCAATAACTTGAAGTCTTACTGCATCATTTTCACCTTTAGAAATATAAATAAAGCTACATGATGCAATAAGTGCTGACAAAACAGCACTATCAAAAAATATATCAGGATTATTTTCCTCAAAAATTTCATTTACTGTAAAGTCATCATTTTCAAATTCTCTAAAAACAAGACGGTCTGCAAGACTATCAACTCCTTTTGCACACCACCCTAATATTGAACGATATTGTTGGCTTAATGCTTGTGGAATTGTAATCCCTTTGAATCTATCAACATGTTTCATTGCATATTGATCATAGCGCATTTCTGCTCTTCGTTTATGAACAGATAGCTTAAATCTCAGGTATCCAATACCTTTTTCAGTCAATTTTTTGCTCCTTTCTAAAGTCGCGTGAGAAAAAATGTACAGTGACGGCGTGAAGTACGGAGTAACCCAGAGGGAGGGGGCTATGCCCCCCATAGTTTCTCTCCTAAGCTCTTTAAATTATTTTTAATAATATTTATCATAAATAATTTAAGATACATAAGAAGACCAATCACGGCTCTGTGGTAAATTACGATTACCTAATACCTTTGGTTCTTCTTGCTTCACATTGAATAGCTTGTCAGACTTCTGGCGGTTGCAGGTCCAGTGAGCAAGCTGTAAGTTATCCATCGCTGAAGGATGACCACCTTTGTTAATTGGAATGATGTGGTCAACAACTGGACTCAATGGATCAGGAGCTTTCAATCTCTTATCGATTGGCTTGCCACATATTCCACAAGTGTTCTGTGTCTTTAAAAGAATCTTTCTATTCTTATCAAAGGCTACACGATGCGCACCAGTACGGTCAGCACGTAATGCTATGGGAGGTCACCTCACTTTCTCCACACAAAAAGCCAACAGAATCTATCCGCTGGCTTTATTTGCTTTATTTGATGATACTATAATACAACATTTATCTTGTCAGTTTTCGCCCAAAAGGTGACAAATTACCAGAAGCCGTCACATATCTCATCATACTTCTCGAGTATTGCTCTTCTCTTTCTAAAGTATTGGCGCTCAGTTATGTGACACTTATCAGCTATCTCTGGTACTGTGTAACGTTTACCAGATAACCAACGGTAATGAAATACCAATTGCATATCTTCATCATCTCCAAACCAATCTTGTAACTCATTGATTCGATTCTTAAATTCATATAGGCTTTGGAGTTTGCTGTCAGCATCCCATTTCATAACCATATCTTCTACTGGCTTTGATACTATGCTTGACCTACCGCCGCCTACATTATTATCATGTGATTGTTTAACTTCTAACTCATACTTGCGATACTGAATAGCGTGGTCAATCCGTTGACACATAAAGAGCTTCTTCTCTATAGCTTTCAAGTCGCTGTCAGTAAGGTTATATCTTCTACTCATAGTGTCTTAACTCCTTATATTTATGATATAATAGTAGTTAAGAAATCAGTTTTTAAAGCCCATTGCCGTGGGCTTTTTTTGTTTATTTTTCAAGTTCTTTTAATCTCAAATAGTTTGAACATTGAGTTTCTGATAATCCAAGTTCAGCAGCCATTTCCTTTACAGATTTATAGTTGATTCCGTTAAATTCAATATTTTGTCTTTTTATTCGTCTGGTTGTAAATTTACCATTTTTATAGTCTTCAATTTTAGATTTTTCCCAAAAAGGAGTTGCACCTAGTTTTAAAGGTTCTATATATTTTTTAAGAAGTTTACTTACCTGATTAGCATCTGATTTAAAACCTAGAACTTCTTTAGCTTGTTCATTGGTAAGATATTCAATGCCATCAATTTTTATTTTCATCTTTTAATCTCCTTATAACAATTGTCAGTATCA